TACTAGTATTTATCTAATAAAAAACCCGGAGTTTTAAGTCCGGGTTAAGTTGCATCATCTAGTTACAAACTTAATTAGCCTGTCGCTGTTGTTCCTAGTATTGTTGGTGTTACGGTAGTACCAACGCCGCCGCCAACTGTTTGAATTGCGTTGTCAAATTTGATATTAATTGCAATTTGAACTTGATCGTTGCTACTGTAGGCCATATCGCCCCAGTCAACTGAACTTAAGAAGCAACCGTCTAATTCCCATGCTTCAAGAACGTTAACAGTTGTAGCACCGTTACCGCCATCAAGCATTTCAAATAACAATTGGAATTTGTAGTCAATACCGCTTGGGGCACTTGCTTGTTCTAAGAAGTCATACTGTTTCTGAACCTGTTGACCGATTAGAGTAGTAACTGCACCAGTAGCATCATCACGTAGATTGATTGTTGTTTCTTGCCATTCTGGCTTACCTTGCAAGTAGATTTTTGAGTTATAAACGTCAAGTGTAATTGGGTTAAAGTTTACGTTTGGACGTTTGATATCTACTACTTGTTTGGTTAGTTCTGTTGTTGCGTTGTTTACACCAAAGTTAATAAATGTAGCGCGAAAGCGATACTTTAGTTTTGGCATTAGCAAGCCCTGAGTGGTTGCACTCTGACTGCTATTCAACGGTACTGTAAAATTACTTAAACTTGCTACTGGCATTTTATTCTCCTATACTCTTATTTATTCATTAACTGGACTGAGTGTTTAACGACTTAATTGTGCCAGGATTATAAATTGCGATTGGAATGTAGATGAATTCAACATCTTTCATTGGTTCAATAGCAACGTCAACATACAACTGATTATTAGCAATAGTAGCTGGTGTATTGTTGCTAGTATCGCAAATTACTAAAAAGTCATATAAACCACGGTGTGCTAACACGTTATTAAGAGCATTTTCGATCGATGTTGCAATTGACTTACGTGTAATTGCATCATTAGGTTCAAACAAGTAACCGTTACTAACGCTAGTAAAGATTGAACGTAAATAGTTCTCTAAACGAACAACGTTAACACGATTCTGTGCTGTTGTATCTAAGCTACGAGTCAACTGACCAAATACTACTAGGCCGGCACCGGGTAACTGTGTAATTGGGTTAATTGACAAGTTAAATAGTGCATCACGTAGACCTTGGCTTATGCTGTTGTGTACAAACGCACCTGTTGACGCATTGAGATATCCAATGTCACTTAGATTACTTACTAAGCCGCGGTTAACACCAGCAGGTGCAAACCATGGATAACTAACTTGATCGTTGTACAAGTATGTACGCAATACTGCATGGCTAGCTGGAACAACAATTTGGTTTCCAGATAGATCGTTAGTTAAGCCAGCTGGATAATACAAGGCCAAGTATGGACTTGAGCTTGCATCGCTTGGTAATCCAGTACCTGTGGTATTGTTTACCCAGTTAGTAATATCAACTGTGTTTGGTCCTAATGTCATTGGTGTATCACCAATAATAAACGCAGTATCACCGCGGTTGTCATTTAGAGTTAACATGTTAGGAATCAACTCTGGATAGTTAGGAGCACAAATTAAATTAAATTTGTATGTTGGGCTTAACACATCTAAGTTACTGTCAACAGCTGATTGCATCGCTGCAACAACTAAAGCACGTTGAGCTGCACTACCAGCATACATAACACCATTTTCATTTAATCCACTGTCAGACACCCATGCATCTGTAATGGTAGGTGTTGAAGTTGGTAAGTTTTCTGGATTGTTACTTGGGTTTGCTGGTGGGAAACTTGTGTTATTGAAATAGTTTTGTACATATTTCTTAACATTGTAACCACTACGACGTGTGTTAAACAACAGAGTACCGCGTGGGTATAAGCGCCAATCTGGAGCATCTAAATCAATATAGTTGCTGGTCAGTAGTGCTGAGATTGGTGGGAAAACTCCACTGATAGGATCTGTTGTGCCGCTGGTATCCCAACGTGCATCAGCAAATACAATACCGTTTGATGTTGTGTGATCTGTAGTATTGATTGATACCCAAGTTGTACCGTTGTAACGATATAGACTTGGATAGTTAACTAGATCACCGGAGTCTAACCACAAGTCGCCAGCTACTAGTGCAGAACCAGTACTTTGACTTGTTGGAGGTGTTGTTGGAGTAACAATAACACCATTTGGATCTGTATTAGCTAGATCGTAACCACGTTGATCTGAAGTTACATTGCGATAACCTTTCCAGCCGCTGTTATTGATCATAATATCAATGTCTGCTGGATTGCTATAGTACCAAATTGTACCGGTAGCTGGTTTAACGTATGGTGCTGAGGATTGATAATAAATGTTCTTTGTAATATTTTTAAAATTACTGATAGTAACTTGATTAGTTACTGAATTGTAAATCCAACCAGATCCCGAACTGCCAGAAAAGCCTGCAGATGCTAGTGGTGTACCAGATACAATATCAATATTAATTTGTCCACCTAAGGTGTGACCAATTGAAATAGTTCCATTGTCGTTTAGCTGTGCAGTAACATACGGAACGTTAGCTGCTAAAATAGCACTGACAAAACCAGCAGGTGATACAGCGGATACTGTAACTGTAGCAGATGCAAGAGTTGAAGTTCCTGGCTGTGATGCATTTATAGTAAAACTACCGCTAATACTCGATGATGGTGTTCCACCTGTAGCATTAGTTGGTTGATTTGATGCTACTACGTCAAAACGCAACATGTTATAGGTTGTGTCAGCTTGATAGTAAGATGTTACCAATTGACCAACAGTGAGTCCGGAGCCGCCGCCAGTTGGATCAAATGCGTATATTGCTGAACTAAACGTTGGAAATGGTGGGGCACTTTCTGCTACCCATTGACCTGACGCAGAATTATATTGGAAAAATGCTGGATTTAATCCGTTACCAGTAATACTGGTTTTCCACCACACTGATCCAGTTGGGCGTGGTTGTGTGTCTGTTGTCATCCAACTTGGTTGTGCAGTATAAGGACCATAGAAAAACGATAGTGAATTGGTATATCCAGTTGGATATCCGCATAGTGCTAACGGTGTATTTGTTCCATCAAGGAATAATGCATTACCGTGTCCATCAGCGGCACTTGTAAGGAAAATCTGTAGATAACCGTTAGGTGCTGCAGCAAATACTCCTGGGATAGCAGCAGTATTAATAGAAGCAGCAAGTGCCGCTACGGTTGTTGTTGATCCAGTTGTAACTGTATTACCGTTGATACTAAATGTGCTGTTAGCAGGGATAGTAGGATTTAGTACTGTGCCAGTTCTTGCTGGACTTGAAGTCTGCCAGTCTGGACTACCAACTTCTACCCATTGATTATTTAAACCGCCAGTTGTTACACCACCTGAAGTACTAACAGAATTAATACCTGCTTTGTAAAATAATCGTAATGCTGAAGGGGTAGTGCCATCTGGATTAACGCAAACGATTGCGTATTGACCAATTTGTCCAACAGAGTTAAGTGGGGTTGGAACATTGTTGGTTGTATTAACTGTTACATACTGTACTTGTGCTGGGTCAGTAATATTCAATGGAGCAAGATTTGTAAATGCACCTGTGGCTTCGTTCCACTGATAGATACCCCATTGTGTATTAGAAACGTCTAACCAATATGTGCCATTTGCAGGAGGATCGATTGGACGTACACTTGTACCAACTAGTTGGTTTAGGTCGATATCAGCACGGATAGCAAACAACTGATTGCTCAGTCCTAAAGCACTATAAGCTGCCATCAAACCGTATTCATTGATTTCACTACCATTAACTGGTGTTCCTGCAGAGCTCAATTGGAACGTTGGTGTGCCCAATTGGGTAATCAAATCACGTTGGCTTGTGAATGATAATAGTTTGCCAGCATTTGCTGGTAGTGTTCCAGTAGCAGGTGAACCTGAAGGATTAGTTTTGTTCGACGCTGTTGCTAACACTACTAATGGTACAGAACCTACGTTACTGTTTACATATTGGCTTTGATCATTAATTGTGATCGATACGCCTGGAGATACTAGTGCCATGGTTTATATCCTTTATATTACATGTTATAGTTATTTATAAGAAAGGTATAAAATATGGTAGGTTACAGGAGCCTTTGCAAAGGTTTAATTGATTTTTGCATCATAAATACAGCATATGATACGACCAATATGTCCTGTATGCTCTGAAAACTACGTTGCTATTAATTATAAACGTGGCGGTATGTTACACTATAGAACAAAGTGTGCTGCCTGCATTAGAAAAGGAAAAAAATTAAAGCCGCAGGCTCCTGCATGGGCTAAGTCGGGATACAAAAAAGCCGAGCGTTGTGAAGTATGTAACTTTAAAGCAAAAATTCCCACCAAACAATTATTTGTATATCATGTGGACGGGAATCTTAAAAACAACAATTGGCACAATTTAAAAACAATCTGTGCTAATTGTAGAATTGAACTTGCTGTAAGTCGAGTTAGTTGGAAACCGGCTCCTATTGTACCAGACTTTTAATATTAGCGTAGAGTTCTTCGATAGTACCGTTGTTGTCAATTTCATAATCAAATTTTGTACCTACCCACGCAGTTTCGCTGATATGCACTCCAAGCTCTCTAAGAATTTCGCTAGATGCATTGGGCTGTGGCGGATTGTTATTTGCGGCCAGTGCTACACCATACCAGCTAGGTAATTCGCCGCGTCGAACCCAAACAATTTTACCGCCAGCATTACGAATACTTTGTATTTCGTTAGGGAAACGGACATCACTGATGACAGTATTATCACTACGACGACTTAGTCGTGCTTCCAGGGCCGCGATCCAAATGTCGTCGTGGAAGGCTTTACGGCAAACTTCAGTGCCCCAGTACTGTAGTACCCAGCGGGGAGTTAAATTGGGCATGTTAAGTCTATTGGCCCACCATGGATCCACTTGTTCACGCCAAGCACGTGCTTCAGGAGTACGACCTTCTAAGAGTTCACGATCCCAACCAAATACTGCGGCCACAGCATCTTTAAGTGTACCAGCAAAACTATCGCGTCTGTAGCCGTGAAAACCAACTAAGTAGTCGGCAATAGTATCTTTACCTGAACCAATAAATCCGCATACACCAATGATCATAAAAAAGCCCTTTGTAATAAGGGCTATTTTTACATAATTTAAGTAGTTTGTCAACTATCCCATTAACCAAGTCAGTGGTTGCGATCCGTCAACATACTGTTTTAGATCGTCCTCTAATTTTTCCATTTCAGCTTGTGCTTCAGCTTTTAGTTGGGCTCCATTCAGACTAGTACCACCCTGTGGTCCCGCAATTTGGCTAAACTTTTCGCGTGCTTCACCTAGGATACGTTTGCAAAAACTGTAGGCATAATCTTGAATCCAGGGAAATGCATAGGTATCGTTAAGGATTATAGAATCTGGCTTTTGATTAAACATCCAAAGTATAACAGTTTCTTGCTGTGTTAAATCGGGGTTAGCACCTTGCCATGGCATCTTACGAACTAGTGTTAGTTTTTTTGTTACTGGGTTAAATGTAAAGTTCATAAAGCCACCAAACATTTTCATAGCTAGTTTTTGATAGTCAACAAACAATTCATAGTTTGTTAGGCCACCAACACGTCCAGCTACCAACATATACGTGTTTAAGTATCCTGATGAAAATGGCTCAAATTGACTAGCACTAGTACCTGTAGTTGAACCAATACCACGACGGAAAATTTGTCGAACGCTCATTACTTCTTTGGGTAGTATATACTCCTGGGTTTCAGGAAGTAATACCATGCTTGCATAGCTTTCTTCTGTGGAGTTTTGAGCACGTTGACGATATTTGATCAGAGCCTGTGTAACTCCCATTTCGTAGTGTTCTTTATCTAGTTCAACGTCCACAATGCCGTCAGCTAATCGTAAACGAATATAGTCGGTGATAGCAGCACGTAGACTATCGTTGGTATTACCAAATGTCCAGTTTGGGTCTTGGACACCGGGGAAGCCTACTCGAGAGTCGCCAGTAAATTCGATATGGCCAGCACCAGAACCAGTGTTGGCATTAAAAAGGCTTTCTGTGCCTATGTTAAGATTTGCGTCAAACCCAGGATCTTCAATGATCGGGCCTGTATAAGGTGTTACCATATATTACTCCGTTATCAAGTATTTATTACTCTGTAACGGAGTTTGGGTTTATTGTACCTTTAGTAGAATCACATCAGCACTAATACGACCATTGAGTTTTGTTTCAGTTGCTTTGATATTTTCTATAAACTTACGCAGTTCTATCTTAGTAGCACGAGCAAACTCTTTGAGCTTTTCCTCTGGTTTACGCAAGGTTTTTGTTACACTTTTATGTTCATCGAAGCCGATAATGCCAGTTCCTTTGACGTTTAAGGGTCCTTTTAGACTGTCAGCTACATACTTGCCTAACTTACGTGTTTTAGTGTTATAGACCCATAGTTCTTGTGCACCAATAATATCTGCAGGATTAACGCTAACCAAGCGTAAAACTTTATCTTCTTTGGCATATTTGAGTTTAGCTACTACTTTTTCTTTGCTTACGGATTTTGGGGCACGAATCTTTTTAGTAGCTTTCTTGACGCCACGATATTGAATGATATCATTTAAGATCTGATCAATGAATGCCATGATACGTTTAAAGTCTGCGGCCTTATAATGACTGTAGCCTTCTGTAATTTGCTCGTCGACTTTTTCAAAAGCCAATTTAAGTTCATCAAATCGAACTTGATATACTGCTTCGTACTTACTTAACTGACTCTGTGGAACATTGTTAGCCACAAGAAAATCATAAGGCTTAAACTGGTACTTAGGATCACAAATGAATGCATCGTAGTGGCCTTCAAGTTCGCCGATTGTTTCTGAGGTTTTTTCATTTAGTCTGTCCTGAATAGTTGGTACATAGGCTTTGGGTTTTTCTTCAACAACTTCAACAACAATTTCTTCTGCTGACTTGCTGTTAATACTTTCGAGAATGTTTGCATCAATGAATTCAATATGACGTTCTTGTAAGGGCATACCTTGACGATGAGCCATGATAAGTCCACAAGTGGTCATCGATACTGTACGATCCCCGGCACGTTCAAACGCTTTAATCTCTTCTGCGGTAAAGTCTTTGACTTCCTTCATCCAAGCAACAACGTGCTTCTTTAGATCCTTTTGTGTAAAGAAATAATTGTAATAGTTCAAACTACGACGCATGTGATGATCAAACTCTTCAAAAGACATTGTCTTGGCACGCTCAGTATCCCAGACTGGTTCATTGCCTGTGTACTTTTCATCACCAAACAGGGGATTACGTGTTGCACGAATCTTTGCTTTGGTTGCCTTGCCATTGATTTTAATATTAGCCATTTTGTCTATCTCTCACTAAAGGTTTGTAGGCATACTTATTACCACGAGCATCGTATAATGCATGATGCGGTTTATGGCCAAAGGCGTCAGCCTCTGCCCAATAATAATCTATTGCTTGTTGATCTAGGTTGCCCCATATATTCATAGCCCGTATGTTGCTAAACAGTTCTTCTTCTGGAAGTTCTGGAAGTAATTGTAGCATTTTTGCCATTAAATACCAATCGGTATTATAGTCAAAGCAAATAGTAACAATATCATCACCATAAAACTTTAACCACTTATTCAGTTTCATCGCAATGCCATAGTAATTATCCACTATGCGTTTTGGATATTCACCTAATAAAGGGACAACCACTTCACGAACAAAGTCACTGCAACATTCTTGTCTGTACTGCACGCTTTCTGCGTAAAATTCTCGATCATTTTCATCAACCAAACCAATAGAAATTAAGTCGCACTCTGACTCAGGAAAATCAGTAAATTCGGTATCCAAAAATATCAACATACAGTATTATACATTAATTATCATTTGGTGTCAATAACGTAGCAAAAGTAAGATGTTGCTCCATTAAGTCCAAACGGGCAATCAAATCTGCTTCAATTTCTTGGTACCGTGCTGTGGGCTTGTTAAGCCTGCGACATTCGACCAATTCACGATCTAACTGATCCCATAGTGCTCTAGCAGGACGCCATAAACGTCGCATATCCTCACGCATATTAGGGGGGATATCAATAATTTGAAAAAATATAGTATCTAACCGCTTTTTCAGGTCTTGATTGTGATCCATGCTACTATTATACTATTTTGGCAATTAAGGGTCAACTGTAGATAAATATGCTAATAAGGATATACTATGCCACGTTTAAGCCTTTGGCAAGATGGAAAACATTCAAATGATTACAAATTTATGGATAGACGCATATCCGAAATGTTTACCATCGGTGGCACTGGTGTCCTGCTCAACAAATATTTAGGTACCAATCCGCAAGGGTTATTTGTTTCAACTAGTGCCGCACAGTCTGGCCCAGACATTGTATTACAATTTAGCAATACCAACGGAATTCAAACAGGAATGTTTGTATATGGTACAAACGTTTCTGCTGGCACAACGGTTACTTCGGTCTCTAGCACATCAATCACATTAAATTTGCCAACTACAGGAGCAGTTCCGACTAATACCAGCATTGGATTTAGTGTGGATGCTACACAGCCAGCTTACACAAATCAATCGGCTCTAAACATACAAGACTTGTTATGGACAGAAAATCGTGACCGCAAGTATGACTTAGACGTTTACAAAATGCGCGGAATCTATCAACGTGCCGACCAAGACTTTGATCTAAGTCAATTTGGTCTATTCTTACAAACTGGAACAATCTTTATGGTGTTTCATTTACGTGACATGGTTGACCAGATTGGTCGTAAGTTAATTGCTGGTGACGTATTAGAATTAGAGCATCTAAAAGACTATGA